CCGGGTAGCGGAGGCGATCGTGGGGTTCGCCGAGTCGGAGAACGTCCACACGCTTTGACCGGTGCCCGGATCGGGAACGTCGCGCAACGTGCACACCCCGAGCGCGTCGAAGAACAACTCCATGCCGATCGCGGTGGCCAGGTCTTGGGCGTCCTGCCACGGGTCGGAGTCCATCGACATCCCGAAGATGAGCTTCGGGGTGACGTGGGTGGTGGAGGCGAAGTTGTACTGGGTGTTCGGGAGCCGGTCTTCGATGATGTCGTGGATCGCCGTGGCGTAGTTGGTGCCGGAGTCGACGAAATGCACGTCCTCCCAGCTGTTCCGTGCCACCGACCGGGACAGGTCCACCCCGGAGATCTCGATGGACAACCCGCCGCCGGTGTTGCCACCGCCGGAGCCGGTGACCCCGTTCCCGCCACCGCCGGAACCGGACGAGCCGCCGGTGGTTCCGCCGGTGATGGTGATGTTGGTGTTGTTGATGGTGAACAGGCCCAGCGACACGAGCTCGGCGTTGGAGGCGTTGGTGGCGACTCGCACCTCAACGTTCGACACGCTCGGGCTCGGGTCGGTGACGTGCAACCGGTTCAGGGTGACCTTGGTTTGCACCGTCTGCCACGCGCTGGTACCCGGTAGCAGCCGGGCGATCGGTTGGTCGTTGACCGCCGGCTGCCACGACGCACCACCGTCGACGCTGGTCTCCACTGTGACCGTGGACCCCACCGCCGGTGTCGCCTGATCCCAATGGATGACGCTGCTGGTGATCGGGGACTGCGGGATGGCCAGCGGCGGGCTGATGCGGAACCCGGTGAGCTGGGTGAACACCTGCGGCGCGGCGTCGGTCTCGTTGGGCGACGTGCTCATCGTGAAGTGCGTTTGGGTGTTCGGAATGCTCGGGGTGGTGACGACGCCGGCATCGGTCTCGTTCGGGGACGTCGTCATCGACACGGTGACGTCGGGGTTCTGGATCAGAAGCAGCGGGGCGGCGGTGTACTGGTACACGCTGCCCGTTGGTAACACGGCCGAAGTGACGGTGCCGGAAGAACCAGCGGTCGTGTATACGGACGCGATCAACTGCACACTAATGTTATTGGAACTACCGCCAGTCGTCTGGTCGGAGGCGATAGCCGTCCAGCCGGCGGGCGGCGTTATTGACGTGATCAGCGTACTGGGCATAGAGGTGACCCAGTTAAACCCTACGAGCACACTGCCAGCGGTGACGGTGGTGCTCGTGTCAACGACTGAGGACCCAGCAAGAGATGTGCCTGAAGCGGTCAGCGCGGACGTAATCGTCGCGGCTAGGTTAGGGTTCCTAACGGTGAATGCCGCGTAAGCGATTTGACTTACGGAAGCACTCATCGTGCAGACACTGTCCGATACGATGGCGGCCGTGAAAACTTGCTTGAACACCATGTAGCGAAATGCACTAGCGACCGTGGTATCAACTAGCTTAGTGAAACCGGGGAACGAGGACACGGTCGGCGTGGTTGGAGTTGTCCACACCATGATGATGCGCATGTCGCCCGATTGATAGCTCGTGCCTACCGTCAAAGGAAACGTGGCACTAGCGGAAGTGGTTATGCTGGCTTCCGCGTCCAGGAGTCCCGGTATGTACGGCATGACTCAGGACGCCGTTGCGGTCGCGTACACACCCGAGGCGAACTGACCGATCAGGTCGCTACCGGTGGTGGTAGCAGTGAAGTCGTACGCCGTCATGGGTATGCACGCCGAGTCGGCGGATCCGGACGTCGGCCGGTACGCGGTGATCAGCTTCCCCAGCACGTCGTTGGACGCGCCACCGGCGGCGAACCAGGTCTGGTTGCCGACCGCGATCGAGTTGATGTTGGTGGTGAAGTTCGGCGTGATGGTCAACCCGCTGGTCAGCACCTTGCGGGCATAGTTGGTGAACGTGGCCTCCGTGTTGGAGGCGAGCAACGTCGACAGGGTGGTGTAGTCCCGCAGCGTGGTGTCGACCTGCAGTCCGGAGGACTTGAGCAGGATCACCAGGACGGCGTCCGAACCAGTGGCGAGGGATGCCTGCTGAACGAACCGACCCGCTGAAGCCGTGAAAATAAAGTTCGCCACAAGATCAACTCCGCCTTATGTCCAGCCGAGGATTAGCGATCCAGTTACCGGATCACCAATCGTGCCGTTGTTCGTTCCCTGATTGAATGTGGCCGCGCTGTTGTCGATGTCCTGCACCGCGTCAACCTCAGTGATCAGCACACCGCGCCAGATCTGCGCCCGAGTCCCGAACGGCGCCAACACCGCCGACATATCAGCGGGTGTCAGCGATCCGTCCGGATCGGCGAGGGTGGCATCGAACTGCCGCATCTGCGCCGATGTCCGGTCCGCCGTGACGGAGCCGTCCACGATCGGCAACTGCATGACGACGGAGCCGTTCTGGATGATGTCGCACCGGGACACCGCCTGATGCGACGCCTGGATTGCGGCCTGAAAGGCGGATGAGGTGGGTTGCACAATGGCCGCCCTTCAGGACGTAATAGGCGGAGCTCCAACGCTGGTGTAGGAGACCGAAACCTTGTGGTAGTTGGGCACAACCTCCCACTCGTAACTCATGTCGCTGCCCGCCGCGCCCGGCCCGAACAGGATGTAAAGCTGTTCGCCGTTGGTGTACTGGACCAGCAGAATGTGCCCGGACTGGTCGAGTTGCTTGAACGCTGACCAGTAGTCCGCCGGCTGGTCTTTGTAGAAGTTCAGCGTGTACGTGCCTTCGGGCCCGTACTGCGGACCATTGACGACGATCTTGTCGGCGGTGAGGCCGCCGGAGATGACTTCGAACGTGCCCTGCACCCGGCGCACCGTGCGTGCGTCGCCCTGGTAGGCGATGGGGAACGGGGTGTTCACCGTCGGATCGAGAGGATCCTTCAACCACGGAACGTCGACCTGCGGAGTGACGGTGACAACGTTCGAATACGCCGCCGCCGCGAACAGCAGCGACCCGGTCTGCCCGTACGCCAACACTCGATACTTCGACGGTGCGTTGAGCGGGGCCTCGTAGTCGTAGACGGTCATGGTGCCGCCGGTGTTGCTTAACAACAACGCGTTGCGCACCGGGCCATAGGTGACGCCGGCGTCCCGGGACGCCTGCACTGCGTAAGCAACGGTGGTCGGGGTGGGGCCGCCGGTGGTGATGTCGAGCCGGACCCGGTTGTAGACGGTGTCGAACAGGCTGTTGGAGATGACCGCGTTCGGGGCGCCAGCGATGGACTGCGTCCAGGTAATCGACGCAATGCCAGACGGGAAGTCGTTCGACCCCGGCCACACCTGGTTGACCTGCACATACGCGGAGTAGCCGCCGTTGACGATGTCCGTGGTGAGGTTCCACTGCAGATCCTCACCGAAGGTCAACCCCGAGGACTGGATCGGTGGGGTGACGAACGGGACGAACCCACCCGCCGCGACCTGCGCGGCGGTGTAGATGGCCACGTTGTAGGAGGCCTGCGGGTTCGAGTCCGGGGACGTATACGTCCACGTGACCGTAGGCCGACACGTGGTCGTGATAGTCCCCGTAGGAGCCGTGACGGTGATGACGGCCTGCTGGGTATAGGTGATGTCGACGTACACCTCGGAGATCCGCAGCGGGTTCCCCGAGACGTCATCGCGGCCGAGGTGCACCTCGAACTGGTTGAAGCTGTCGAGGGTCCACGGGTTACCGTCCGGGTCCGACGTCAAGTTCTCCAGCTGCTGCTCAACCCACACCACCGTGGGCTGTCGTGGGCATCGCCACCCGAACAGCAACAACAGGATGAAGTCGATAATGATCGTGATGATGTTCGGCGGGCGGTGGCACCGGAACCAGCCCAAACAGATCGGCTGCGGTGCCGGGAACACCACCGTCTGGATGCGGATCCGCACCCCCACCGAGGAAATCTGTGCCCCGGTGGGGATGGTGATCGTCGGCAGTCCGAGCCGTAGCCGCTGGGTGTCCAGGCGGCAACGCGGCGTCAGCTGCACATAGGTGGTGTCCGTGTTATCCGACAGGGCGGTGTGCGCGTTCGCCGCACCCACCACCGACCACGATCCGAGCTGGACGGTGGAGTTGGGACGGACCGTGGTGGTGGCGCTCATCGCTTCTGCCCCTGCGACATGGCGGTGTGCTTGTCGATGAACTTCTCGATCTGGTGATCCGCGAGGATGCGGAGCTCCTTGCCGTCCAAGTGCACGTGGTGTTCGTGCACGCAGTGCTTGCTACCGCCCTGCTGGGCCTGGCTCGACCCGAGGGAGATCGGCGCGGACTGCGGCTGCATCGACGCACCCGAACCGGCGACACCCAGCAGGCCCATGTGTCCGAGCACGGCGGTCGCCTCGGCGGTCGCAGCCGTGGCCAACCCGAGGGCGGCGGCCTTCACCGACCCCAAGGACTGGGTGATGCCCTTCGCCAGGTTGATCCCGAACAGCTGCCCCACGTTCTGCGCGTCCACCGTCGCGGTCGCCGTCAACACTTCGATGACGGTGATCCCGGTGTCGTGGGCGGCCTGGCGGCACCAGCGTTCTTCCTCGCGGATGCCCCGCCAGAAGCCCTCGCCGAACCAACGCCCGATCTGGTGCAGCAACCGCGACGGCGACGAGGTCTCCAGGGCGGAGTTGACCGCATCCACGGAACCGTTCGCCATTGCCGTCGCGGCGGCGGCCACCCCGGTCTGGGTACCGGTGATGCCGTTGGCGAAGCCGGCGTTGAAGTCCTCACCGACCGCCTCCATCACCTTCGACGGCGACGCGGACTGCAGCGCACTGGTCGCGCCACCGACGGCGGCGTTCGCCGTCGACGCACCAGCCGAGGCTGCACCACCGGTACTGCCACCGCCTCCTCCACCGCCACCGGAGAGGCCGGCTTCCTTCATCAACGAGATCAGCTTCTGCAGATCCTCGATGAGCTTCTTGACGGTCTCGTCGAGCTTCTTCGCTGCCTTGTCACCGTTCTCGAACGCCTTCTCCATGGCCTGGCCGGCCTCGGGGGCGATCTGGGTGAGTTCGTCGAAGGCCTGCACGAGCGACGAGGTGTCCTGATACAGCGTGAGCACCGACTGGTCCACGTAGATGATCTGCTGCTGCAACTCGTACAGCTGCGACACCGTGGTACCCAGGTCGGTCTCCCACTGATTGGTGTCCTGATCGGCCTGCTGAATGGTCTGGTCCAGCTGCTGCATCGACGACACTGTCTGCTGCAGCGACTGTTGGAACTGCTTCAGCACTGACACGCTCTGGGTGACGGCCTGCACGAACTGCTGCATGCTCTTGACCAGCTGGGTGAACCGCTGCACAGCCTGCGCCAGTTGCGCGGTGAACTGCACGAACGTCTTCACGAACGCCGACCACAGCGGGGACACCGCCTTGAGCTGGGCGTCGAACGCGGTGAACTGCTTCACGAACCCGGTCCAGGTGGTGTTCGCGGTTTTCACCTGCGCGGTGAACGTGGAGAAGCTCTTTACGAATGCCGTCCACAGTGGACCGACGGCCTTGAGCTGGGCGTCGAAGGTGGTGAAGTTCTTCACGAACGTCGCCCAGATCGTGCTCGCGGCCTTGATCTGCGCATCGAAGGTGGTCATGTCCTTCACAAACGTCGACCACACCGGCCCCGCCGCCTTCAACTGGGCGTCGAAGGTGGTGAAGTCCTTCACGAAGGTCGCCCACGGTGCGGTGGCGCCCTTGAGCTGCGCGGCGAAGGAGGTGAAGTCCTTCACGAACGTCGAGAACGTCGGACCGGCGGACTTCAGTTGCGCCCCGAACGTCGTCACGTCCTTCACGAAAGCCGCGAACGGGGCCGCTACTTCCTTGACCGCCGGGCCCAGCTTCTGCATGTCCGACACCACCGGGTCCATGCCGGCCTGTACGGCCTTGAACGCCGGGCCCAGGTTGCTCGCGACAGTGTTCAGATCCGTCAACGGCTGCTTCGCATCAGCCGCCTGCTGCGCCAAGGTCTGCACATCGGTACCGACCTGCTTCGTCGGATCCGACAGGCCCTCGACGGAGCTCTTCGCGTCGTCCAGCGGCGGCTTGATGTCCTTGACCGACGAGCCCAGGTCGTCGACCGGCTTCTTCGCGTCGCCGATCTTGTCGCCGGTCGTCTTCGCGGCGTCACCCAGGTCGTTGGTGGGCGCCACGACGCTCTTGTTGGCGTCCGCGAGACCCTTGGCCTTGTCACCGGTGTCGGCCATCACGACGCCCTGGTTCTGCACCGGAGGCGCGGCGTCGTTGCTGGCCGCGATCAGGTCCCGCTCGGACTGGGTGGTCGTGCCGAGGGCTTCGTCCATGTGCGCGATGGCGAGCTTGCACTTGTCGAAGAAGTCGACGACCTTCGAGCCGAGGCCGATCAGGTCGGAGATCGCGGTGAACAGGCCGGTGACGATGTCGATAACGGTCTTGATCACTGAAGTGATCGCCGGGCCGTTCTGGGCGATGGAGTCCTTCAGATTGCTGAACCCCGGCTCGCACTGCTTGATGGCGTTCATGAAATCGGTGCCCAGGTCGGTGACGATCGTGATGATGTCCTGGATTTCCTTGCCGATCTGCGACGAGGCCCCCGAGACCGACCCGGAGAACTTGTTCAGCTGATCAGTGCTGTCTCCGATGGCCTTCATCACCGCGATACCCAGGTTGGTGAAGGCGTCCATGGCGGGCTTCATCGCCGGCTGGACCTTCTCCGCCATGCTCCCGAACGAGTCGCTGAGCCGACCCACGTCCTGGATCAGTGGGGTGATCTCCTTCGACCCGATCGTGATCATCGTGGAGCCGAGGTCGCCCAGCTTCCCGATCAGCTTCTCCGCCGCCGGCACCGCCGCGTCCCACGCACCGCTCGCGTTGTGGAACGCCGTCGCCATGTGCTCCACGGCGCCGATGCCGGCCTGCATCAGACCGGGCAGGGCGTTGAAGAACTGGCGGAACTGGGGCGCCAACGTCTGGGTGATCACGTTGAACCCGTTCGCCAGCTCCTTCAGCGACTGGACGACCTTCGGGATCGCGGCCTGGGCCACCGAGGCGATCGTCTGGAACGCCTTCTTCAGCGGGTCCGCGATCTGCGGCAGCGCCTGCCGAACAGCGTGGATCATCTGCTGCAGGACTTGACCGAACGGCTTCGTGATCTCGGCGAAGTCCGCCTTCACCTCGGTCGCCAAGTCCTTGAATTCCTTCTTGACCTGCTTGTTGCCCATCTCCGCCGCCACCACCAGCCCGGTGATCGCCGCACCGGCGGCCAACATCGCGATCCCGAACCCGGCGAACGCGGCCACGGCCACCACCGCCAGGGCAGCCACGGCCGCGACCAGGGCGGCGGCGGCCACAGCGGCCAGCGCGGCAGCGGCAGCGAACACGCCCATGGCCATCGCCGCCATCGGGATCACCCCGGCCAGTGTTTCCATGGCGGCGGCGAACCCGGACGCGGCGCCCGTCGCCAAGCCCTGCATGGACCCGGTGACGGTGCCGATCACCTGGTCGAGGTTGTTCATCGCGCCGAACACAAGCCCGACGCCTTGCTCGAGGTCGGTGAAGCCCTGCTCGACCGCCTGGACGCCCTGAGCAGCGTCAGTGGCAGCCGACTCAAGACCTCCCAGGCCCTGTTCGACATCAACAACGCCCGCCTCGAGCGCTTGCACGCCCTGCGCGGCGGCACCGGCTACAGACTCGAGGGCCTGTATGCCTTGCGCGGCGTCAGTAGCTACCGCTTCGACGCCACTTACGGCTTGCTCAAGGTCTTTCACTGCCGCCGTGGCTGTCGATACCGTTGAGGAGTCAACGTCGATTTTGACCGTTTCCTTGGCCAAGTCCTCGGCGGCCTTCAGAGCCACCATCTCCACCTCGGCGGCGGCGACCCCGGAGGTGTCCACGTCGATCTTGATTTGCTTCCCGGCATCCGCCTCGGCGGCCTTCAGGGTCTCTATTTCAGCTTCAGCGGACGCGACCCCTGTGGTGTCGATGTCGATCTTGATGTTTTCCCCGGCGTCCGCCTCAGCGGCCTTCAGAGTTTCCAGCTCAGCCTCAGCCTCAGCAACGCCGGAGGTATCCACGTCGATCTTGATGTTTTCCCCGGCGTCGGCCAGAGCTGCCTTCAACGCCTCCACCTCGGCAATAGCGTCCGTGACCTGGCTGAAATCGACGTCGATGGTGAGCTTCGTGTCCTTCAGCGACTCCAGGAGCGCCTTGAACTCCTCAACCTCCGCCTTCGCCTCAGCTGCCTCGGCGTTGAACCGGATAGTGAGCTCAGAATCTGCCATCGAGACCACGCTCCCTATCCGGTTGTCCGTACTTCAGCTCGAACTGGTCCATCTCCAGCTCGCCCGGGTCCTCAGCGCCCTGGGCGTACTGGGCGCCCCGCAAACTGGCGAAGGCCTGGCGTGCGTCGTCGCGTTCTTGACCGAACGGGCCCCGGATCGCTACCCACGCGTCCCACTCCGCCAAATCCGTGGCGGTGCCGCACGCGTTTAGGAAGGCGCGTCTGCTGGCGAACTTGAGGTGGGCCGCGAGGTCGAGTTGACGGAGGAGGTCCGGGCGGCTCCGGATTTTCCCTCAAGCGCCTTCTTCGACTCCTTCGTCATATGCGACAACCGACGGGCCACATCCGCGATGCGTTCACAGCCGGCGGAGCCCAGCGAGTTCACCACCGCGATACCCCGGGCGGTGTCCGGCCAAATACGGGCACCGGACTTCTGTCGCGCCGTCATCACCACGAGCCGGGTGGTGTTGTTCGACATGTTCAGCTCGTAGTCGGAGCCGTCGATCTCGAACATCGGCGCCCGGTACTCGTCCATCTCGGCGGCGGTCAGCTCCTGCACCCACACCGAGCACTTCCACTCGGGGACGTCGATGCGCTCACGGGCGGCGGACCACTGGATACCGCCGGAGTCGACGAGCTCGGGGAACTGGAACTCTTCGTTGGACTCGCTCATTCTCATGTCTCCTGTTTGGCGTGCACGAACAACCCCCGACGTGGGGGTCAGTTTTCGATTGCGGCCTGGACCGCTTCCTCCGTCGCCGCCACCGCAGGTTCGCGGCCGGCCTCGAACCCCAGCTCCACGTAATGGGTGCCGGGGATGTGCACGTGCGGGGCGAAGATAGTGCGACCCTCGATTTGGAACACCATCAGCGGGTTGCCGTAGTTGTCGCCACCGGAGTTCTGGATGTTGTTGTAAACCGTGTTACCGGCAATGAGCCAGCCTTCG